CTCACAACATAGGCTACTGGGCTGACGAGCTTGTGCCGCTCCCGTGGATCGAGACACTTCGCTACAGATGCATCACTCGCTCGCACAAGGAGGCTGATGGCGTAGTTCGCTCTGCGAAAGGGCTGATTAGTTTTACGGCGGTAGACGGCTGGAATCCTACGGTCAAGAGTTTGCTGACCGGGGCGAGGACTATCAAGTCTTGCGAGGCGGACCTGCTCCCCGGCGAAACAGTCCCTCTGATCCAGCAGCCGCTTCGCAAGGCATCGTCCATCGTGTACTTTCACACGGCGGAGAATCCGTTCGGAGGATGGGAGGCTATGAAGGCCACGCTCGACGGGGAGAAGCGGGACGTAATCCTTTGCCGGGCCTACGGAGTCCCAGTGAAAGCATCGCGGGCAATTTTTCCTTTGCTCTCGGACCGGAACTACATGGAGCCGGAAAAGATTCCGATCTTATCCGACCCGGAGAACAACCCTGCGACATGGGTAACGGCCATCGACCCGGCCGGGGCGAAGCCTTGGAGCATCGTCCTAATAGGCGTGGACGCTCACAACGTCGCATGGGTCGTCAAAGAGTTTCCCGATTTCGGAACATTCGGGGCGTGGATCGACGTAGCGGGCGGGGACAAGCTTCGTGCCGGCGAGGCGGCCCAGCCGAATGGCTACGGGATACTGGACTACGTGGAGGCCATCAAGGAGATGGAGGGGGATCGGAAATGTCATCGCATAATCGACCCTCGCCTCGGAGCCGCCTCCTACCAGAAGGCGGAAGGCAGCTCGAACATCATAGACGATCTAACGGATGAGGGCATAACGGTTTACCCGGCGGAGGCGTTGGACATCGAGACGGGGCTTCAGGCGATAAACAATTTGCTGGCATGGAACTCGCAGGAGCCAATGAGCTTAGAGAACAAGCCTCGGCTAATGATTTCGGAGGAATGCCAGAACACGATTTCCTGTATGCAGGAATACCAGCCGGGCAATCTCAAGGATTTTTCCAAGGATTTCATCGACCTACTAAGATATTTCGCGGTCGGGGCGTTCGAGCATTTCGAGGAGGAGGAAATGGCAATCAGCACACCTAGAGGATACTAACATGGGAAAGTTAACGGAGGAAGAGGAAATACGGATCGTGGCTCTACGGGAGGCCGGCATGAGCTGGAGCAAGCTATCCGACGAGAGCGGATACGCTCGCAGCACCTGTCAGGCGGTCGTCAAACGAATGTCCGGCAGGCCGGCCCCGCCGGACCCTACGCCCAAGCCGGTAGAGGCCCGAGTCTTGAAGCCGTTCCCGAATCCTCGCTTGATCCAGATATACTTCGGCGAGCGGAAGAATCCGGAGCTGGCGAAGTGCGTGGTCCGTCCGGGCTTCAATTTCCGGGCGAACGCCGTGGTCAAGGTAATCGAATGCGAATATGAGCCGGGATTGTACCGACTTGTCTGAAACAATCGCCGAGCGGGATCGTCGTCTCGACGCCCTCCTGTCCTCGATGGTGGTCGAGGAAGGGCTGGGCATTCTGAAGGGCCGCCCTCCCCGCCAATACTCGCTGGAACAGATAGCGGATTTCTGCGGAGTCGGCCCTGCTACGGTCATGCGGATCGAGGAGCGGGCCTTGAAAAAATTAAGTCAAAAAGTGCTAAGATAATCTGCTATGGAGATCGAAAAAGACGTGCAGGAATTTGACAGAGATAATCCCAACGTGGATTTCCTGAAGTCCGACCTCGACAGATGCCGGAACAATTTGAGTTATTGGCAGAGTAAAGCCGAGTCAGCTCGCGAGAGTCGGCGTAACGAATGGCCGGGCAAAGGAACGAACGGCCAGAAGGAAGGCCCGGACGCCTTCCCTTGGCAAGGAAGTTCCGATTTAGAAGCGAATCTTATAAATCCTTTGATCGATGGGGACGTGGCCTTGCTCACGGGCAGTCTGAACAAGGGGAATCTGCTCGCCTCGCCAATTGAATCGGGCGACATTACTACGGCCAAGACCGTTACTGACTTTATGCGTTGGAGGCTCGACTCGATGACGGAACTGCCGCGAGAAGCGGGCGTCGCGGCGAACCTCCTTCTGGAGCAGGGCATCGCCTTTCTGGGCGTCCACTGGAAGCGGGAAGTTAAGCGAATCTACAAGCCTATCTCAATCGCGGAGATCGAGCAGCAAGCCCCTGAAGTGGCTGCGGCTATTCTCGACCCGGATATGAAGGAGACGGTAGTGGAAATGCTTCAAGGCGTATTCCCGAACCTTCGCAAGGGGCGAATCACTCGCATGGTAAAGGAGTTGGGAAAAGATGGCGTTACGGAAATTCCTTCGGAGAAGGTAACGGCGAACCGCCCCTCGGTAAAAGCGTATGAGCTGGGCCGCGATTTGATCGTCGACTCGAACGTGCTGGACCTGCAAAACGCAAGGGCGGTTTATTGCGTTCACTATCTCACGCCCGAGCAGGCCAAGGCGATGGAGACTACGGCAAATTGGGATTCGGACTTCGTAGACGACGTCATAGAGAACACGCAGGGAGCGTTTCCGGCTCAAGGCACGGAAGTTTACAATACTTACGTCACGGGCGGCTACGGCTCGCTCGATCAGTACGAGGGCTTGATTCGCCTCATTACCTGCTATCGCAAGGAGATAGACGAGGACGGCGTTCCGATCTGCACCACAACCATTTTCAGCGAGTCGGTCGAAGGGTATGCCAAGTATACTACAGACATGTACGGCGATGGCTATCCTTTCGTCGCTATAACTCGCGAACATTTGTCCCGCAGGCTGTTCGATAGCCGAGGCTATCCCGAATTACTTCGCTCTTATCAGCTCGCGGTCAAGACGGAATTAGATAGTCGAAGAGATCGCGCCTCCATGTCAACCGTTCCGCCTATGGAAGTCTTGGCCGGCAGAAAGCCCGAGCAGATCGGACCCGGTTCAGTAATACCTGTCCGCCGGCGGGGCGAAGTCGGCTTCATGGAAATTCCGAAGTACTCCCCGGCATCCACCGAGGTGGAAATGCAGCTCCGCCAGTTAGCCGACAAAGTCACTGGCAGAGCGACAAGCGAGCTGGATGCCGTCGAGGCTAACGTGATGAGACAAGCGTTAGTCAATAATTGGCTCCACGGTTGGACACAAGTTCTTCGCCAGTTCTGGGCTATGGAAAGGCAGTATGGAAATCCTGAACAGTGGTTCAGAGTCACTGGCTCGGAACAGGGCGTTCAGCTATTGATGGACGAGGCCGCCGACGACTATGACTTTCGACTCTCATGGAATGCGAATAATGCGGATGAAGCTGCGGTCGTCAAAAAGCTTGAGACGGTCGGAACGGTACTGTCTCAGTTCGATAGAAGCGGGCAGGCTCGCTACGATGTTTTCCTCCAGACCTTCCTCGAGGCAATCGATCCGGGGCTTGCCTCGAAATTGATAGCCCCGGCTCAAGAGGCCACGAACAAGGAGATCATGGAGACGAGCGAGGACATCGCAAAAATCTTCAGCGGTCAGGTCGTCAACGCTCCGGAGAATGCCAACGTCGAGCTGCGAATGCAGATGCTTCAGCAGTACATGCAGGGGACAGAAGAAATCCCTGCCTCGGACGTTCAGGAGCGTATGCAAACCGACGAGCAGTTTGCGGCCAGACTTAAAAATTATGCTTCTCAATTAGAGTTCCAGCAGACTCAACAGAGAAATTCGTTAATTGGAAAACTAGGAGCGCCACCCGGCAACGTCCCGGCCACCGGCTAATGGGCCACGTCCAGAAAGAGCTGTATCTGCTGGTAGTTTTCATAATGTTTTTCATAGAGCGTGAAGCTTTTACGGACGTGCTTTTCCTAATCCTCGCTCAAATCGCTAAAATATTTTTCACATGACTCTGACAGAAGCTTTAAAAAACATGCGCGCGCGCGAGGACTTCGGAGTCATCGTCGGCTACATCCGCACAGAACTGGAAACGGCGATGATGGATTTCCAGAGTCCGGACCAGTTGGACAACCCTCAGAAATTGGCTCGACTGGCCGGAGAGATCGCGGCCCTCGATAGGCTGATTCGAGTCTTCAGTCATGTCGAGGAAGATTAATTTAACGCCGCACGAGCAGTTTGCTCACGAAGTGCGGGCTTTGCTCCACCGCTATTTGGAGGAGTCGGACCTCGACGACTATACCCTAGCCGAAATAATGGAACACGCTCTTGGCCAGTGGATGAACGAGGACGTGGTCGATTTTTCGAGCGACATGGACCTCGATGACGGCTGATTACCGGGATTCGGCTAAATCGCAGGGCAGTTATTACGAGAGCCTGTTCACTACGGAATGTCTAAAGCGGGGCATCGCGGTCAGCCAACCGGAAGGCGACTATTTACCCTACGACGTAATAACGGATAGCCGGCTTGGCCTGAAGAGAATCCAGATCAAAGGGACGCGCTACCGCGAGAATAGCGGCTACAAAGTGGTCATCGCCAGCTACGCCCCGGACGCATTCGACTTCATGGCCCTCTACGTCGACAAGCCGGACTTTCGCACATGGTACGTATTCCCGAAAGCCCTCCCCGGCAAAGCCAAGACGATAAAATTGTTTCCGCACAACCCGACGAGCAAGGGCAAGTACGAGCCGTACAAGGCCGCATTCCACCTCCTCTAAGTCTCCTGAAAAATTAGCCGGCCAAAGTGCTAGTATAGGAATTGGCGGACCTCTGTCCGCAGTGAGATGGCGAACTCTTAAAACGCAGATATGGATACGGAAACAATTACTACCGAGGCTCCGGGTACAGAAACGGGAGCAGAAGAAAACAGCGCAAAGATTCCGACGACAGTCGAGGAATTGGCAAGTTCGTTCATCGAACGAGTCGAAGAATCGCCCGAACCGGAAACGCCCGAGGCCGAGGCCGTTGAACCGGCAGAAGCGGAGGAGGGAAGCGAAGAGGACGTTCTTTTACAGTCAAAGTCCGAGGAAGAGGAAACGGAAGAGGAATCGGAGGCCGAAGAGGCCGAAGAGGAATCGGAAGTCGAACCGCCCAAGGGGGTAGGGAAGCTTTTGAAGCAGGTCGGTAAACTTACCGCCCGAGCCAAGAGCGCAGAGGAAAGAGTCGAGGCCATGCAGGCCGAAATCTCAGCCCTCAAAACCCAACCGCAGGAGCAGGCATCGCCGCAAGGTTCGCCGGCTCTGGAGGAAATAGCCGATCTGGCGAGCTTGGAGAAAGTTCGTCAGGAAGCAATCGCCGCCAAAAAATGGGCAGTTCAACATCTGGGAAAGGAGTTCGTGGAGGACGGGGACAAGGAGTACAGCGGGGATGAAATCCGCGAAATCTTTGGGGCCGCCGACGAGTACCTGACCGAGAAAATTCCGCAGCGGGCGCAATTCCTTCGGGCAAAGGAGCAGTGGGCATCGGACGCGAGTTCGACCTTCACTTTCTTAGCCGAGCAGGAGGGCGAAAACTATGAGCTTTTCAAGCAGGTCAGAAACGGCCCGCAATACAAGCACGTACTGGACGGCCTACCAAACGGGGATTTCGTAGCCGCCACGCTCGTTAAGGGGATACAGGCCCTGAAAGCAGAATCGAAGGGGAAGACGCCGGCCAAAAAGAGGACGGCAAAAACTCCGCCGGCAACGCTCGAAGAATCCGTAGCGCCGCCTCCGCAAAACAAGGACGACAGACAAAAAAAGAGGGTCAAGGAAGCTATCGCGTCTGGAAACATATCAGCAAATCAGTTCGCAGACTTACTCACATAAACATTTAAAAATTACTTAAGGAAAACAACACAATGGCAGTAGCAACGACTTATAATGTATTAGCTCAACAGGGAGCAAGGGAAAGCCTTGCTAATACCTTGCGCTTCGTAGAACCGACCACCACGCCCCTATATTCAACCCTCGCTCACAGCGCCGCACCGAAGGCAGTTTTGACTGAGTGGTTAGCCGATGTACTCAGCAGCCCGGACATTGCCGGGGAGCTCGACGGCACTGATCTCGCATTCAATGCAGATTTCAACGATCAGATAAACTCTCGGGTTCGCCTAGGGAACCGGGTGCAAACAGTGAGAAATGCCTATGCCGTTTCACGGCAGGCTCAAATGATTTCCGTAGCTCCCGGCGAAAGCCTAACTTCGGCCAGTAAAGCGAAATCTTTGCTTGAGCTTAAACGCTCGCTCGAATCCGTTATCGGCTCCGGCGAATCTCAGCGCACAGGCTCCGGATCAGTCACGGCAAAATCTCAAGGATTGGGCGTTTGGTCCGATCCTTCAGCAGCAGTCGCCGACGTTCCAGCAAGCGTTCTCGCAGTGTCGGGCAGTCGATTCGACTTGTCCGCCTCCGCAGGGGCAGCCGTAATGGTCGAATCCGACCTTCGCTCACTGCTTCAATCCGTGTACGAGGCTTCCGGAACTAAGTCCGATTACCGACTCATGGCCGGACCAGCCGTCGTAAACGAAATCTCGGATTTTTCGAGAGCTACAGCAGGGTCCGCGACATTCAATCAAGAAGTCGGCGGAGGCCGCTTGAGCCTCAATATTACTGAGTATAATTCAAGCTACGGCACTCTAAAGGTCATACCCAATCTCTTCTTAGGGAAACAGGAAGGCCAAGCGATTACCGCCGCAACGAACGCGACTCCAATCGTAGTGACTGCCACTGCTCACGGCTTCGAGAATGGCGACATCGTTACGATCTCCGGCGCTCTCGGCAACACAGCCGCGAATGGCTCGTTCCTCGTAGCAGGGAAAACCGCCAACACGATCAACCTTCAAACCCGTGCCGCAGCCAACGTTGCAGGCACTGGGGTATGGACGTCGGGCGGCATCTTGACTGCGGGCAACAACACGGCACAAGGCGTATTGAACTCTCGCCGAGCATATCTGATTCCCGGCGACGACACGGTCAGCCTGAAATTCCTTGAGGGAATTACTACTCAGAACTTGCCTGACCTCGGCGGTGGACCAAGAGCTTTCGTGGAGGCGATGATTACGCTCTGTGTGACGAATCCTCGCGCACTCGGATCAATAGTTTAGTTTTATAGTTTTAGGGATGGGTTTAACGGGGGCCGGCTTTGGGGAAGGCCGGCCTCCTTTTTTTTTCTTAACAGTAAATTGGCGGAAAATGAGTCTAAACATAATCGTTAAAAACGGGTCCGGCGGTAGAGTGAGCGATTCCGAAGTATCGGAGTCTTTGGCTAAGCGGATCGACCGCGAGCAGGCCGCCGAAAAGGCGGGCTACAAGGATCGGATGAGACGCATCCGGGCCCACGCCGACAAGAACGTCAAAGGCGGAGGGGATTTCAAGCCTACCGCCGTTTACGACATGGCGAGCTACATGAGAATGGAGCAGGAGCATGGGAAGGGCATAATGTCCGATCCAAGCTTCCGGCGTGAGTATCTTCGCGACAATCCCGAATGCAAGCTTGATTGATGCGGACCGTAAGCTACGCAGATTTTAAGAACAGGTTCACTTCGGCCATCGGAGTGGACACGCTCCTGACTGCCGAGGAAACGGCCCTCAAGCGTAGCCTGAATGACAGAGTTCGCGGAGCATGGACTCGGAGCAAATGGCCGGAGCTTATCAACGTCGTAACGAAGACAGTCGCGGCAGTATCCTCGGCCACTTTAAAGGCCGACAGGGCAGTCCAGATCGATAACGCCGCCGACCTTTTCGACGTATACGCCGTCTGGGACAAAGTCCCTTGGGAGGACAGGACGGCGAGGCAAATAAGTTACAGCCTGCTGGGCGGATATTTGGTCCTGCCGGCGGACACTTCGGAAACGACCGTCTACGTAGTCGGATCGCAAGTGCCGGCAAACGATTACGGGGATGGGACGACCACTCTCCCGCAATTCCTCGAACGGCATCTACTCTCAGCCGCAATCGCAGACCATTATAGGGCCGAAGCCCAAAATGAAAAAAGCAATCTCGAAGAAAATAAGGCGGAGGAATACCTGCTTCAGGAAATCGACAGGGTCGAGCGTCTTCAGCAACAGAATCGAATCGTAATCAATTCCTATCCGGCCCTTTGGCCAACAGTTTTAATCTCACAAACAACGGTTTAATCATGGGACAAGTATCAGTATATAATCTTAGCGGCGGCGGCGGATCGCTTTACATAAAAGACACGGCGGCTCATGCCGGGGATTTCTTCGCACTCCAATGTACAGCGGCAACGGTTTTCGCAGACCTGACCGGCAATATGGAAAATGAAACGAATTTCATAGCGGACGCAACGAGCTTCGCCGCCGGCACGGTAATATATGGCCGTTATTCTTCGATTACCCTGACTTCCGGAAGCGTAATCGCGTACAAGTCATAATGCCAATTGCCGGCATATCGCAAGGACTCGGCCTCGGCGGCGGCACTACCGCGACGACCAGCGGCGGCGCGGCGGGTGGTGGCGGAGCGGCTGTGGACTTGGTAATACTCACGGAGGCCGATGACTACATGACAACAGAAGACGGCTTTTTCTTGGAATTTGAATTCTAAAAAAAGAACATTATGGCAAACAAAAAAATAACCGCACTAACGGCATTAGGAACTACTCCTGCCGTGAACGACGTACTGCCCATCGTTGATGTGTCTGGCACGTCGACTACTAAGAAAATAACAGTCGCCAACCTCGTTGCCGCCGCTCCGCAAGGGGATTTACTAGCATCGAACAATTTGAGCGACGTTGCGTCCGCCGGTACGTCCAGATCAAACCTTGGACTAGGCACAGCGGCGGAAGCCGATACGGGGACGGGAGACGGAGACGTGATCGTAGCGGACGCTGTAGGCTTGCCAGCCATCAACGGGAGTCAACTTACCAACGTCTCAGTCTCAGTTACGGTTGCTGATCTTCGCGGGACAACAAATCCGCACATTGGTGCATTTCCAAATCAAAGTTTTTTAGTCACTACCAATCCCACAAACTCGGTAATGGTCGTTGCGGACGAAGCTGGGAATTTAGAGTTTTTGGTAAATTCGGACACGGCGAAACTTTATTTGAACCGCCCCGGTTCGCGGGGCGAGATTGCGACAGGTGTGTCGGTAGTGGAAGACTCTACTGAGCCGGATATAGAAATGACAATCACTTCCGGCACATATTCGCTCATCACCGGCGACTCAGACGCTACGGACTGTTTCGGCTTGCCGTGGCGGCAGGGTTTTAACGCACCTGACATGGGCGGTGCATCTGCATCTATTTTAATATCTGGAGGAACAATCTCCTAAACATTACGAGGAAATAATTATGGCTATAGTTTACATCGCACCTACGGCTCAAGGCGCCGCAGACGGCACAACCGCCGCTAACGCATACGCATTATCTAGCCTCGCTACAGCGTCAAGTGGCGCTGGAGCCGGGGGGACTGTTTATTTCGTAGACGGGACGTATAATTGGACTAGCGGCGAACTAGCGTTTAGCGTAGATCAGGTAACTTATGAATCCATGAATCTCCACGGTGCGATTATAGATCGTAACGGTGGTACGCACCTTCGCTTGGGCGATGGCAGTGGAAACGCAACGAAAATGAAAAACTTCCAGCTAAAGAATGTGTATTCTATTCTGGCTCAAGGCGCGGCTACGACTGCCAACGAAATTTCTGGATGTAAGTGGTACACCACTTCCGCTCAAGATTTCGGCAGTCAAGGTATTCTCGGCACGAATAACGCCCCGACAAACGGCAAGCTGATATTTACTGACAACACGGTTTACGCCGAAATGAGTGCCGGTCAGGTGCTCTACAACGTGAGCGGCTGGACGATAGAGCGGAATTCGTTTTATCTCGGCGTAGCCAGCCATAGCGGCACAGCGGGTTTGAGCGGTACTACACCCACCGGGATGAAGAATAACATTTGGCGTTCTGACGATGACACCAAAATAAACACAAACCTAACGCTTTCCGCAAACGGTACGAACTGTTGTTTTTCTAACATGTCAGCGACAAACGACTCTGGCGGTACGGACAACCTCTTTGACACTGACCCGCTTTTCGTGGACGAGACCAGTCCGGGGGATTTACGTCTACGCCCATCTTCACCCTGCATTAACGCTGGAACTTCTTAATCCGATGGCACAACAAAAATTACAGAGGAAGGACTTTCAAATCGCCGTCAAAACGGGAACGACCGCGAACCTCGCCAAGTTCAAAAAGGAGGCCGTAAAGGGTGAACTCTATTTCGCCACGGACTCCCCTTTCAACCTGTATATCGCGCTTACTACCGCCGGGGCATCAGACTCCACCGTAAAAAGTGTCGCTCTTACTTAGGCTTTTGTTGGGTGCAATGCTCGCTACACTCACAGGATGCTCTCGAACCGGCTTTTACGCCCCACTCGGCGCGACTGTCGGCGGGGCCGTGGGAGCGGTTGGCGGTCCAGTAGCCTCGGGGGGCGGCGCACTCTTGGGCTGGTCTGTAGGCAAAGGGGCCGCTCTCGTAGAAGTGAACAAGGATTTAGTCAGTACCGTGGATGCCTTGAGCCGTGGCGACGTATCAGCGATTGTCTCGGCCCAGATGAAGGGCCAGCAAAGTACCATCGAAAAGGCTACGGACACGATCTGGACGGCCCTGAAAGTCGCGGCTCTCTGTATACTTGGAGTCCTGTCCATACCTCTTTTCATTACCCGGTCCAATACGAAGAAAATAAACAAAATTTGTGCAAAAAATGACAAAGCTACTTGAGATTTTTAACGGCCTCTCCAAGAGGGGCAAAATACTAACTGGCTTCGCTCTAATCATAGTCGCGATAGCCGTCATCGAACTATTTAGCGGATGCTCGAACATCGAAGCAGTCAAAACGTGGAAATTCTAGCTGACCGCACGATCTGGGGGGGCATAGGCGGCCTCATCACTGCCACGGGGCTTGCCCAGTGGAGCCATCTAGCGAGCCTTATGGCCGCCTGCTGCACTATCGTTTTTATGTGCATACGAATCTATCAAGTGCTAAAAAATAAGTGAGCATTTCGACGACATTGATACGGAAAGGCCGAGTGTTCGTAAAAACGGACGGCGGCCAACCCGTTGCAATCGGTCAGGACGCCGCCGGGACCGGAAGCGTCAAAGCGTCACGACTGCCCGACCTGTACAACCAGACGGAAGTCGATGCACAGGCCACGGACATTACCGACGAGCAAATAGCTGCCCTCGGATTAGGGACTGCATCGAAGTCGGCAGTCGGCGACTTCGCCACTGCCGCCCAAGGCACTCTGGCGGATGACTCGCTCCAGAAAGCTTCCAATCTTTCCGACCTCGCGGCGGCTTCGACCGCCCGAACGAACCTCGGGCTAGGCACGGCGGCAACTGCCGCGACTACCGCTTTCGCCACTGCGGCCCAAGGCGCAAAGGCGGACACGGCCCTGCAAGCTGCGAACAATCTTTCGGACCTAGCCGCCGCCGCAACTGCCAGGACTAATCTCGGCCTCGGAACAATCGCCACACAGGCGGCGAACAGCGTGGCCCTGACTGGAGGAACGATTTCGGGAACGATAATGACTCTGCCGACCTACACAGTTTCTTCCGCCCCATCGGCATCGCCTGCCGGGCAAATCATTTTCGTGAGCGATGGCAATAGCGGGGCGGCCACGGCAGCAGTTTCGGACGGCTCGAACTTTAAAATAGTGGCCCTCGGGGCCACGATAACTACGTAGAAAAATGGCCAACACTAAAATTACCGGACTTACGGAATTAGCTGCTAAACCGGCGACTGACGACATCCTCGCCATCGTCGACGTCACGGGAACGGATACGACGAAAAAGATTACCGTGGAGAACCTCTTTAAATCCGATCTCGTCGGCGACGTGACGGGTAACGTCACGGGCAACGTGAGCGGCACTGCCGCCACAGTAACTACCGCCGCCCAGCCCGCGATCACTTCGCTGGGGACTCTTACCTCTTTAAAAGTGGCGACTAGCACTCCGGCTTCGGCCTCGGACACGGGGACAGTCGGCACTATCGCATGGGACACGGGCTACATCTACGTTTGCACGGCAACGGACACATGGGAGCGAGTGGCAATCGCAACATGGTAGAATGAGAAAGTTTCGCCAACTAGGAAAGCTGGATTCTCCCATGCGAGAAGTGGGGGACGCTCTCGTTCGCGGAATAATGTCTCGCGAGGACTCGGCCCTGCTTCCGACCGGATTCGTAGCGGACGCCAAGAACGTGAGAATGGATGACGGCACGGCAACAACCCGCAACGGCTACGTTCAGAAAGTGTCTCTCGGCGAGTCGGTATTCTCGGCTAATTATTTCGGCGGCGTGGGGTCGGGCGTGGAGAATAATGCCGCCCTTTTCGAGGCGAGAGCCATGATACTCTGGGACGGCTCCGCCACTACCTCGATTCGTTATGACCAAAACCTTTTGCTACGCGAAAACCGGGATGGCCTGTTAACGGAAGCCGGAAATTTGCTGGTTCAGGAAGTCGCTGAAGTTTTCACTTCACTCGGCTCTTTCCCATCGAGCAACGAGGGCATCCAATTCGTGAACAAGGAAATCCTTTTTAAAGGACTCGGAGAGACTCTCCCAGTCTTACTTTCTTTCTATCTCGGCGGCCCTGCTCAGACGTGGGACGGCGATGCCGCAAACGACTTCGTCGTCAGTCTCGGTATTCCCGATACTGATTACGGAATAGTCGTAGGGGATCGTCTAGCCGTCCAATCGGACAAGGACCAGATAGCATTTTCCGACCTAGCCAACCCGTCGAACTTCGACGTCCTCAATAAATTTACCTTCGGCAAGGGAGATGGCGACGACGTAGTCGGAATGGCTCCCGTGCCGGAAAACGCCGCCATCGTTTTCAAACGCCGATCAACTTGGGCGATCTCGGATTTGGAGCTTTTGCCGAATGCGGCCATGACTCAGGTCAGCGCCAACATCGGCTGCGTCTCCCGCCATACTATTCAAAACATCGGTTCGGCCATATTCTTTCTTTCCGACAAAGGCGTGTACGCCTTCGACGTAGGCGTGGACGCCTCGAACACTCGGGGAGTTCTTACCCAGTTCGACCTCCGATCCGAGCCACTTTCAAAACCAATCAACAATCAGATTCTAGCCGAGGACATGGTGGAAGCTCAAACCTCGGCTCGAAGCGTCTACTTCAACAACCGCTACTATTTGGCATTCAAAAACGGGACTGGCACGAAGATATACATTTTTAATTCGGAAATCGAGGCATGGGAAAGCCGGGACGAGTACGATTTTCTAATCAAGGACTTCGTCCGCCGTTCGGATGCCTCAAAAGAGCGGCTCTACGCCGCGACGAATGACGGCAAGCTGATCCTACTGGAAGACGGCCAACTCGACGGGGCGGCGAAAATCGCATGGACGCTCGACACTCGCCACTACGGCGGGAACAACCTAGACGTCGAAAGCTTCCGCCGAGGCAGCTTCGCCGGGGAAACTAAAGAGTCGAGCGTCAGCCTGACCGTCTCACTTTACGCCCGCGATCCCGACTCGACTTCGTCCTTCACGCCGAGCATCCCATCAACTGCCGACGAAAACTTTCTAACTCGATTCAGCCTTCGGAAAAGAGGGCAGTCCCTTCAGTACCGGTTTACCGGCTCGGGCATGATGAAGCTCCGAGGAATGCGGGCCGAGCTAACGGATCAAGAGAACAATTTAACCACTAAATACGAATAGTTATGGCAATAGTAACGGGACACACATTTGCGAGCGGCGAATTAGTAACTGCGTCCAAACTCAACACGGCGGTCAACGACGCCGACGTCAATGCCACCGACGTTACGGCCACCGGCTCGACTGCGGCACGGACCTTGGCTGTCCGCTTTTCAGACGTCATAAACGTTAAGGACTTCGGGGCTACGGGCAACGGCAGTGCTGACGACACGGCAGCGATTCAGGCGGCCATAACGTCCGTCATCGCTCGCAGCGGACAACTTTACTTCCCAACCGGTACTTATCTGATTACAGCTCCGCTGTACGTAACCCCTCCAACCGACGAAGCCGCGATACGAATTTTCGGAGAAGCCAAAGCGCGAAGCGTAACGGCGGGTACTATAATCAAACGCGCCACAAACGGCGATATGTTCCGCTTGAATTGTGATGCTGGGACGACTAACAAAACAGTGGTAAACGGACTTCAATACTTCCAGATGGAGAACCTCACGTTATACTCGACGAGTACGGAAGGTTCAGGCAGTCACGCTATCTTCAGTCGCACTGCGCGCTGGGCGCAGATAAGAAACCTACGTATTAAAGGGTTCGATCGTGCTATTGAGATATACTCAGTCGGCGACTATAGCGATTTCAACACGATTGAGGACATCCAGCTCGACGTTTATAGGTCGGGAGTGCGAAACCGCTCCGCAGACGATTGTATCATTAAGAACATATATCAATTAAGTAGTTCTTCACACAACCCATCCGACCAAAATGATGCAATCGTAACCATCGCCGGTGGGTTCAGATCGTATGTAAGCGTCATCTCCGGGGATTCCTACAGCGGTTTAAGCGGTGGGACGATTAACCCGGTCATCTCGATTCAGGAAACGGAAGGGGCAACAGTTTCAGGGCATTGCGAGGAGTCCGACCATAAACCTTTCGTTAGGGGTTTACACAACAAATCGCTGAAGTTTGAAGACATGCACATAGCGAGCAACGCCACTAGCCTCGGAACCAAAATCGTGCTGTACGCTTGCGTGGACACGCGGATGGAGAACGTTCACTGTGCTTCCGGAGCAACGGCGGCAACTACGTTGATTACTTGTTTGGACTCGGTAGCCGGTGGATACGCAGCCACTACCTTGGGTTTGGAGACGGGTTGTATATTAGACGACAACGGGACTCTTAAAGATATTCACGTTTTCAACGAAAACACTACGAATTTCATTGTACACAAACCATCTTTTAACGGGCTTGCGGAGGGTAACTATCTACGCCCTTTGCTCCAAACACAATCTACTGACAGTGAGGCGAATATCGCGTTCACTATCTCAAGTAACATCTGGAAGAGATATCGGCATATAAGAAGTGGCGACACCGTTACGAAGGCCACGGAGTCTAACGAGACATTTAAGTTCACGCCCACGGCGTCTACTTGGAAGGACATCGGGAGCGTCTCGGTAGTGAACTCCAGTAAGTCGATGACATGGGAACTTCAGGTTCATTGGTTCGATTACACCAACATGGAAGCCGGAACCGAATTAGTTACCGCCAACATCGCGAGAAATGCAGGATACGCGACTGCTAAAGCAATTGCTACTTCTTCCCTAGGAGGAAACACCGCAACGCTGACTGGATTCGGCGCTCAGTTTGGTTCAGTGACAGGTGGCGTGGCTGACACGCAGACTTTCAATATACAAATTCGGCATACCACGGCTGGGGCTACTGTTTTCTTCATGGTAACCGACGTCCGCAAAATAGGTTATAGCACCGTTACCACAGCCCTTGTAGCTGATTAATCCATCTAACCACCACGTCGATTCCGTTACATAAAAAATGGGCCACATAAAGACAGACCTGCTTACCAAGCTGAAGGGCTACGCTCCCTTTGAGCAGATTGCTTTGCTCTACGAGGACAAAAAGAAATTCTTCGCCGAGCTAAATAACTATTTAGTGGGCGGCTTAGTCGTATCCTCGCCAAAGCTCTTTATGATGCTCAAGCCAATTGACAAGACAGTCGATCCGAGCGGCCAATGGTTCGCCGAAAAGCCCGACACTTGGTATGTCCGCTGGGCCGCAGGCCAAGGCGGACTCAAGGCAATGATGGATGCCGTCGAGCCATTACCGTTCGTCATGTTCCGGCGAGTCACGCCGAACGGCGAAACGAAATTACGAACTTATCGATGGGAAAATATGTACGGGAAATTAGCATGATGAATGATCCATTTAGACAGGCCGCAAACACTTTAAACGAGGCAGCGCCCCCGGGCGAACGCCTCGCCTACGTCAACCCGCTCGAAGAGGCGGGCCTAAAGGCCGCAGGAGGACAGGGGAAGCCCGCCGCAGGGGGCATTCCCAGCTACAAGAAGGGCGATGTTGAAGCTCCGCCCGCTCGCGATTTGGGCAAGGAAATGGCGGGAACTTTGCGGGCGCAACGGGACTCTATGGCCGGGACTGGGGAGTTTGCGGACTTAGGGCGGCTGATCGACATGGAATCCGACCCCGAATTTGGGCGTCCGGCTTTCGCCGACCTAGAAAAGCGCATCCAACTGGGGCTGCTCGGCATCCCCGGAGGCATAGGACTGCTCGAAGCTTACGAGGACTACATCGCCCCGAGCCTTGTCCGGCAAGAACGGGCAGGCGTTCAGGGCGACATCGACATGCTTCGCGAGCTTGGTCCGCAACTGGTCGAGGCTCAGCGAGCCGCCGATCCGCTGGCTGAAAGTCTTCGGCAAAGCGTAATGACCGAAGCCCTCGAAGACATGCAGGCAGGCGGCGGCATGACCGCACAAGAAACTCGGGATACGGACCAGCAGGCTCTGGCAATGGCGGCCCAGCGAGGTTTGGTCGGTCAGAACGTTTCCGACTACGCCAGAATGAAAGCCAAGATAACGGGCGATAGAGGGGCCAAGGCCCAGCGAATGCAAAACGCTTCCGCAGCCTACGGCATGGGCGCAGCCGACCCTCTTCTGGCCTTAACCGGCCGTCGAATGAATACGGGGGCAAACGTCGCCAACCAATTCGGCACGGCGGGATTCGGACTAGATTCCTCGCCCGCAATCTTTAATCCGGAGTCAGCCTACGCCGGCGCGCTGGCAACGCAGAACTGGCAGGGACAGATGGACGCTAGGGCGGCCTCGGCTGCTAATCAGTCGGCAATGACGTCTGCTTTAATTAGCGGGGGGGCAGCTATGGCTACAGGCGGACTTTCCGAAGGCGGCAGGTGGGCAAAATAAGGAGGAAAAAACTATGGCAAGAACACCATTTTTCGGAAGAGGGCCAGCGCCGCAGATAGCCCGCATGGATATGCAGGCCGCCACGGCGCCGGGCAGAAACTGGGGCGAGGCGTTCGCGTCGATTGGTCAGACGGTGGGGCAGGCGGTCGAAAAGCATCGCGAGAATAAGAAGGCAAAAAAGAAAGAACGCGACTTCATCGACTCTTTCGAGGCTCGTATTTCCAAAAGTCCCGAGTTCGCGAAGAGTCTCGGGCTAAATCCGGACGACTCGGTAGAAGTTCGCCTAGCCGGTAAGACCTATTTCAACAACCCGGAAGCCCGGCAATTGTCTGAAGACTTTTCCCGCTTCCAGCGAGATGCCGAGACTACCCGAATGAATGCGCAGTTGGAAAAACAACGCCGGCTTCAGATGAGAGCCAGCCGCGAGTCGATGCAAACTACAAAGCGAGATAGGGAAGGGCGGGCAAATTTTTTACGGATGATGGCAGGGCCGGCTGGTACTTCGGACGAAATAATGGATGCGATAGAAAGAAAACTAGAAGCATCTCCGCCGCCGGCCAGCTCTGCGCCGGCCGTTTACGATACTGCCGAAGAACTGGAAGCTGCGGGAATTGCGGAAATGCAAAGACAGGCCGACTTCAAACGGGCAGAAGCGGATTTAGGCACGTTGGAACAACCTCTTTCCGAGGCATCGAATGCAAGATTTTTGAGCAGATTTCAGGGGGAACAAGACCCAGCCGTAGCAAGGCTAGCCCTCGAAGAGTTTGTTCGCCGGGGTACGCCGAAGCCCGGCGGCTCTATTAGGAATTTAATGATCGGTGGAGAGGAAAAGGCCGTATTGATTGATGGAGCAGGCAATCCTGTTAAAATCGTAGGGGACGTCGCGGGCCAACAGGCTCGGGTACTCACGCCGGAAGAGGAGGCCAAAGTTAAAGAGGAAGGTATTGAACTCGAACAGGCGGGGGAATTTCTCAAGAAACATCGAACAGAGGCCTACGAAAGCGCAAAAGTCATTATACCAGCATCCCGCTCCTTACGCCTTTTAGAAAAGGGCGGGATAGACACAGGGGGTTTAGCGGAGTTTAAAACGGATATGATTGTGGTAATGAACAGCTTGGGCTTCCCGCTTCCCGACGAAATGGTAGAGGGAGCAGCGAATGCCGAGGAATTTCGAGCGCAAGTCGGGAAGTTTCTTTTCCTAAATATCCAACAGACGAAAGGGTCTATTTCGGAAAAGGAAATGGGCATCTTCAAGAAGATTTCCCCGAGCCTCGACATGAGTGTCGCGGCGAATAAGTCCTTACTGAAATATATCATCGCTCGGGCCGAACGGGAGAAGAAAAAACTGAAGTACATGCAAGAACTCCGCAAAAAAGGCGTTCCTATGAGGGAGCGGCTGAATTTAGTGGAGGATTGGGTAATGGAAAACGATTTGTCGGAAATGATTACGCCAATTCCCAGCGGACGGGGCGGTTCGGTCAATACAATACAAGTGGATTTAGGCGGGGGGCAAACCGCAGTTGGCCAACAAGTCGGCGTAAATGCGGCTGGCGAAAGACTGTTTAAATTGCCGGATGGAAGGGTAGTAACGGAAAACAAAGCTGCTACGAGGCCGTAAAATGGCTCCGCAAGCTATTTCAGTTCGCCCGGCTTCCGAGGACGACTTACAGTACCTGCCGGAGCAAATTTCAGACACGCTTGTGCAGGTACGAGCCGCTTCGGAATCGGACATGCAGTTCGTCATGCCGGAGGTCCGCGAGCCGTCGATGTATGAAATGACTCGGGACTTCGATGAGTTCAAGTCCTACTACAAGGCCGGGGCGTTCGACTCGGATATTGAGGGAGTCGGAGACGTCACGGACATTGCATTGGAAGCTGGGGGGGCAATATTGTCCGACGTCGGTTCATGGCTCGGCACTCTGCCGATCCGGCTAATGCAGAATTTTACCGACGACAAGTACGAGTTTAATCGGAGGGCTAAAGCCGAGGCAAAGGCCACTACCTTGCAGACTCTCGGAAGCCTTCGCGAAAATTACGAAGCTCTGGGGGCGGGAATAAAGCGGGGCGTCTATAAGATGACCGAGGACGAAGGCTCGGACCTCGACCTTTATTCCGCATGGAAATACTGGCAAAAGACCGCCGACCTAGAAAACCAGCGGCAGGGATTGGCCGCCGAAGTTTTGGCGAATGGAATCTTTGGCATATCCGGAGACGCATGGACCGCCGGAATGTCGGACGAGGAAAAGAAGTGGATTCGCGAGGGGACTGTAAAGCCGGACGTGCAATCCGCAATGGGCGGGGCCATGATCGCGGACCCATTGAACTATTTTCCGGTCGGCGTAGCATTTCGAGGGGCGACAGGCGGAAGCAAGGCAGCTCTTACCGGAGCCGAGCGAGTACTTTTGAAGGAAACGCAGGAGCTAGTAAACCTGCAAGCGGGAATGCAGGCCGCATCGAAAAAGTCTTTGGAATGGACTAAAGAGGGGGCTAAAATAAAAGCGTCTCTGGCTGACATAAACGCTAAACTTGCCGCCGATTCGGCAAAGCTCGCCCCACTCGCTCGAAAGCGATCAATCGCCCTGAACGCCATGAAGGACAGTCTCCCCGAGGGGAGCGCCATGAGAGGCTTGCTTGACGATGCCTTGGCCGACGTTCCGATTTCCGCCGGGCGGAACATTACGGGCATCGCGGCGGCATCCGCTCCGGTTGTCGCCGGGAAGGCCATCGAGACGCTAGGTAACGTCGGGGCTTTTCTTAAAATGCTTCCCTACGAGACGGCGGTAAATACGGTAATGAAGATTGCCGAAAAATCCGGAAAGGAAATTAGCGAAGAGACGGCGAAGAAATGGCTTATAGGAGGGGCGGTCTTTGGGACAGGATACGCATCGACAGGTCGGTCAGATTC